GGAACATCAAAATTCTGTTGAACACCTAAATAGTTCTGTCTCATCGCATCATTCCCGCCATCTCTCTCTGCAAACTGAACGTTTGGAGGTCTAACCGGTTTTTGTTGTTTCAATGCACCAAAATTTGATGTTAACCAACCTCCACTGCTATTATTCTCATTGTTTATGTAAGATGGATCATTCTTGTTTTTATCCTTGTCCTCGTCCTCATCCTCATCCTCATCTTCATCCTCGTCTTCATCTTCGTCATTATTAAATGACGGCTCGTCCATAGGAACGAATAATTCCTGTGAATCTTCATCATCGTCATAATCCTCATCTGGGTCATCTATTTCGTTATTGGCATTTAAGTTTGCATTATCTATCATTGTAAAGGACTCTGATGACAACAGTTTATACTGAACTTGCACGAAAAAATCAGTTAAGCGTTCATCATCGCGATATTTCGTAATAAATAAATCTGTTCTCTCTATAATATCTTTTGCACTAGCATCCTTTTCTAGATTACATAAATCATATAGATCGTTAGAAGAATAATTTTTTATGTCTAAATCTATATCATCATTCATAAATATAAGTTATTAATATATTTAAATATATTAATTGCATTTTAAATAATGCGGCTATTTTTCTTACGTCATGAAGAGCGTCCTAGCAATCCTTCTTTTAAAACACAATTAACCGAAGCCGGTAAACTAAGGGCTGCTACTTCTGTTAAGGACAAACTGTCCAATCTGGGCATCACTACTATTTTTTCATCTCCATTTGTTCGTGTTTTACAGACCATTCAACCATTCGTAATGGAGTCTGGTCTGAAAGTAAATATTGATTTTGGTGTAAGTGAGGGTCTTAACAGTAATGTTTTCGTTCCGTCTGACACCTTTTCTCCTCCTTCTTACATTGATTGTAACATTAATCCTGGTCATAAATCATATTACGAAGAAGAATTTTATTACGCTCCTGAAAATGAAATGGATATCAGTCAAAGAGTAAAAATATTTTTAGATATTCTTCTCAAGAATTATAGTCATACAAATGAAACTATATTAATAGCTACTCATAAGTGTGTATGTAATATCTTAATCAGACTTCTTACAAGAGAAGTAAGACACATTGACGCACCGTTTGAAATGGGGCAAATAAGCTATCTAGACAACAACGAGCTCAAGATAATTAATTGAAATTTAATTAATTTTAATAAGATTATATATATATGATTTTTAGTGCCTTATTTACATTGGCTGCCATAATAATTACTGTTATGATATTTATCTTTCCCAGTAAAACTACACCTACTGGGAGATTTGGACTATATGATACATTTGCTATGTGGGTTTTTACCTATTTAATGATAAGGTGGACAATTAAAAGAGCATTTGACTGGGATCTATATGCTCCTAGTTATATTACCCTGTTTGTAATCTCTATTACAACTATTATCGGAATATGCTCAGGTATTGAACTACAATACAAAAAAGTCTTAGGTATGGAGCTTCCTAGCGGTATGACGTATGATATTAATGGACGTGTTGCATTGGCATTTTTCTTGATCCACGCAGGTTTTGCATGGCCGGGACTTAGAGACTTGATTAAGCTAATAAGAACTAGGGACAATGTGTATAAGTCAATTAAGAATGGTGAGCTTCCAAATAGTAAAGAGGATTTAGTTGGATATATGAACGATGGCTTGATAACGCAAAAACAAGGTCAAAAAATATTGGACGAACAAAAGAAGGCAGCAGCGGCAGCAGATGATAGTGACTCTTCGCAAAAAGGAGGGACGCAAGCGTTAATAGATTTTGCCCTTAAAAATGGAAACGATATCTTTTATCAGTTAGGAGGTGATGATAAAGCAGAAAAAGCAGAGTATACAATGCCAGGAGAAGATGAAGTAGATTTAGTAGAAGAAGCTAGCACAAAGAAGGCAATAAACGATATGATTGCAAACAATCCTTATATTAATGCAAGAACGACAGTTGATATGCCGCTTATAGCAGGATGGTTGTTATATGTCATTATTCAGCCACTATTAGGAACTCCCACAACCGGACCATTTGTGAATATGTGGAACAGCTATGTCACGATGTTTAAAAATCTTAAGAAACCTACGAACTTGTGGGGCTATTTATGTCAATTTAAATGGCCTGCACTGATCTATACACTGTTCACTCTACTTGTCAAAATATTGACTATGATTCCCTTAATTTGGATACTTAAGACTATTGCTATTATTGTCTTGGTATTAGCTATTTTCTTTTTTGTTGTAGAACCTGTCTGGAGTAAAATAGTATATCCTTTACTAAAAAAACTGTTCTCTAGCATATTTAGTATGGTAAATGTTTCGTTTCTAGGAACAGGAGGTATGATGGGAGGGTTATCAAATAGTTTGTTATAAAATTGAATTTTCAAATTTATTTCCAAAGAGAGATAAATAATGACAGACAACAATACATGCATATGCTGCGTAAGCCCTTTTGACAAAGCAAACCATCGTCGGGTTGAATGTCCACACTGTGAGTATACTGTCTGTAAACAGTGTGTAAGAACTTATTTACTCAGCACAACGTCAATACCTAACTGCATGAACTGCCATAAGCCATTTGAACAAGAATTCATGGTTTTGAACCTTAATAGAACATGGGTCATGAAAGACTACAGAGATCATCGTAAAAAACTGTTGTTTGAGAGAGAATATTCCAAACTGGCTGATACCATGCCGAAAATCACTACACACAAAAAAATCGCTGAGTTGAATGATCAAAAGAGTGTCATTTCTACGCAAATCGCTCAGTTAAGGGATACAATGACAGCCTTACAGGATGAGCAATACAAAATTAACGTTAAGATCAATCTGTTGAAGAATAATGAAGACCCTGAAGAAAAGAAAAAAAAGTTTATTATGGCATGTCCTTCAGAAGGTTGTCGTGGGTTCTTAAGTTCGGCCTATAAGTGTGAACTTTGTAACTTGTATACGTGTCCGCGCTGTAGAGAGATAGTTGGATACAATAAGGATAATCCAGATCATGTATGCAATGAAGACAATGTTAAAAGCACAGAACTTATTAAGAAAGAGACAAAAGGTTGTCCGACATGCGGGACCAGAATATTTAAAATTGATGGCTGTGATCAAATGTGGTGTACTGAGTGTAAAGTGGCATTTAGTTGGAGGACAGGAAAGATAGACAATGGTGTTGTGCATAACCCGCACTTCTATCAATGGCACAGAGCAAATGGGACATTGCAGAGAAACCCAGGTGATGACCCTTGTGGTGGTTTGCCACCATGGTGGCGATTTAGGAATGCACTTGTTCGTCAACTCAATGATGCTGGTGTCACAAACGCAGATATCAGGACTTATCGTGTTGCCTTTGATGGCAGTGTCACCTGCCTAGATTACATAGAGGCGTTTGGATCGTTGCACAGAACAATATCACACATACAAAATCTAACTCTGGTTGATTGCAGACGAAAGATTGTAGAAAATCAGGACCATGAGCAAATTAGGATTAGCTACATATTGGAGCAAATTAACAAAGATGAGATGGCAACGCGCATCTACAAGAAAGAGGCAATAGCAAGAAAAGAGATTGAACTGAGTCATATATATGAGCTTCTGGTTTCATGTAGTATTGATTTCTTCAGAGTTTTATGCGAAGGGTTGGATAATCGTATAAAGGATCTGCGTAAAGCTGGGGCTGTTGCGAGTGTGATTATTGCTTCCGTTAATGGGATACTTGATCACCATCTCAATGAGGTGAAAAGGCTGATTGACTATTGCAATCACAGATTTGGCATTCTCAGTGGCGTATACAGTTTTAAAGCTCCGTATATAGACGATATGTTTGCACTAACGAAACAAAAAAAAATGGACGTAAAAGGACTACATACAATGGTATCAACGGAAACGCACCGAGCAACAAATGTCGTATACCCTAACGCTGAGGGAGGTGTATAAATCTAGATTGAAACATGAGTCTTATTCTCTCAATGAGATTTTCAATGGTTAACTGTTTGATGAATTTATGAATTGTCTCTATTGTTTTTGTCTTATCATCGTCAGAATATATTTTTTTGATGATATTTATGATAGAATCTTTTTTTGTTTTTGTCCATGATTCTGGTTCACCGAACGATTTTTTTGCCTTGTTCATATACGATGAGGATATGGTTGTTATTCCTTGTCCCCTCTTAAGATGCGTGCTTCCTGTAAATAATAATATTTCTACAATAAGTATTATTATTTTCTCGTTGTCATTGAGATCTGATACATCAATTCGGTATTTGCTCTCATATACGTAGTTATTATAGTTAACATTTTCATAGATAGGAATGTATCTTTTGATATCAATAGTATTTTTCACTATTCCTATTCCGGCAATAGAGTTTGTGTCATTGATCATTTCAAATACTATAACAAATGAATCCGTATGTATAGTTTCTGATAACGGTTGCATGACACCGTATATACATCCATCGTGTTTTTTTCGTTTTCTCCATGATAAGTTTTCGTTATAAGTATCAGTAGTGAAGCGCGTTCCACCTATTGACCACATTTAACATCTATATAATATGATAAATTCATTCAATTTTCCTATTTTAGTTCCTTTTTTTTAGTGCCTTTTTTCCAGCAAAGAATCTATAGATTTTTATTGTTTACTTTTTAATAGTTCCTTTTTTTTAGTGCCTTTTTTACTGTCACAAATATACACATTCAAATGCATCTAATATTCTCTTGGGTTCCTGGATATTATTAAGACGCATGAACTCTTTGAGAGGTATAGATTTACCAATATCCTCACTAACTGATTTCATAGGTACATATATTGTAGTTCTAGAGAACCATGGTGCATCATCGTAACGATTAAATTTCCATTCTTCAATCATTCCATTACTTCTTTCTACCTTATAGGTTCCATCAAAATCAATACGTGTTATGCTATTGAATATTAGAATAAAGTGTTTCCACGGTATGATGTAATTTGTGATTGAGAGAGCATATAGTATCATCATCTTTTTTATTTGTGACGAACATTTCTTACAAATAACACATCCTTGGAAAGGCGTAAGGTAATATTGTTTGCATAGATCTGTAGTTATTTTTTTACATACATCACATTCATTTGGACTGAATAATATCATACGTTTTATGGGTAGTGACAGTTTGCGTGAATTGATATTATGTTTCATCTCTAGAAAATCTAGAATTAATTCATTAGTAATTATTGTCAAACCATTACTCATCTTAACTTATTATTCATTATAATTTTATATATTTTATTTATGTTTAAACTGTTATTCTAATAGTTGTATGATTGTAGTAGGAGCTTTTAATAAAAAATG